AATGTCAAAAAGACGCAATCTGTAACAAAGGTTGGTATAAGTCATCGGCAACAAAATGCAATGTGTGCCCTGTTGATACATATCAAACAGTGAGTGGTAACTTAGAAGGCATAAACTCATGCAAAGCATGCCCTGATTATAAAGTGAATCAATACCCTGAGTCGGGAGAATTTTGTTATGTGATGTACCGTTCAGCCACGCGTTGTCCATCTACGCAGTATTACAAGAAAAACACCACATTAAAGAAATACGAGTGTGCAAACCTAGCAGATGCGTCCTGCCCCTCCTGCACTGGTGGTAATTATAAAAAAGGTTGTAAGATAAATAGACGGAGCAGCTATGGAGACAAGTTGGAAGAGGACTGTGAAAAATGCCCTACCGGGAAACATATTCCAGAGGGGGGAGACACGGAGGGGGTATCCAGTTGCAAATCGAACGTTTGTTCTTGCCCTAATGGCACGAATGCTACAGGTGCTGCTTGTTCAAAGGATGGGGAAGAAAAATGTCAAAGTTGTTTCGAAGGTTACGAGTTGAAAAACGGAAAATGCAAATACGGCTGTAATAATCCTGCACGAGGGTTAAATAATAACAAATATTTCACGTGTGGTCCCTCGGCAGCAAACAACGTAAAATGCCCCCGCTGCCCGAATGGAGCTCCCCTCTTTTGCGTGAAGTGGGCCGGCGATTATATGTGCATGACGGAGAAACAAAGGAGACAAATCGGCGCGCCAAGGATCGCGCGGCAAAGCGACAGAACAATGTGTCGAAGAGATATCTCTTCCTCTCCCTCAATGCGGGATGCATGTGCAAGAGAGGACGCTGTACCAGCGACAGAAGGTGAGATAGATTATCATTGTACTAATAATATAGCCGAGCTTCGGGTGGGCAACACCAGGTCATTCCTCTGCCCTCCCCTAAATCGCTAAGCCAATCCACCCCCCTTCCACTTTAAGATGACGCAGTAGGTATATATGATAGTGGCGAAACAGTGTGATATATTGATATAGACACGGGAATGGGTTAGTAAAACCAAATGGTACTACGGCATAGCGCAAACAGATTCCAAAATAAAGAAAGTATGTGTTAATGGTAATAATTTTAAGAATATTAATTATTATTTATTTTTAATTATGAAAAAAAGTACATTTCATGAAAAATAAAAATATTTTAAAAAGTCTTTATAAAAAATTATAAAAATAAAGAAATGTACTTTTTTTTTAGATAGACTGAAATTTATGAAAATAATAGGTCATAGGGGGGTTATTTCATTAGCGCCTGAAAATACATTTTCAGCATGTTATGCTTTACACCTTTGCACATTTAAAACGCCGATTAATAATGCGTTATATTTATTATATTATATATTATATAATGAATAGTTTAAATTTAGCAACTTATTATGTTAGAAATAAAAATGAATTTATTGGTGAAAATGGACACGAAAAATTATTAGTTGGATTAAAGAAACATATAACACCGATTGATGAACCAAATATTAAAATAATAGGTCTTGATGTTGGGTGTTGTATTGGTGATTATATACCAAATTTGAAAGATATTTGTATGGAACAAAATAAAAATATATTATGTTTTGAACCGAATCCAGTAAATATTTTAACATTAGAACCAAAAATAAATGAAGATGCTAACTTAAAATTATTCAAACATTGTATTTCAAATGTAACTACAAGGGCTTCTTTCTATAATTGGAAAGAAAGTAATAATAATGCAGGAAATGGAATAGCTGGTCTAAGAAGTGGGGGAAACAAAATATGCGAGGTTGATGTAAAAAAATTAGATGATGTCTTAGATAATGAATTTAATAATGAAGATATTATAATTAAGTTTATAAAAATAGATACCGAAGGTAATGATGGTAATGTAATTAAAGGATTAGAAAAATATTTACCAAAAACAAAATATATTATATTTGTGTGTAGTAATTGTTTAGATGATATTAGAGGTCCAGGAATAAAAAATCCAATGAAAGATATAGTAGATTTTTTATCAAAAAATGGATTTGATACATATAGAATAGGAACAAAAAAATTATTTAAAGTAAATGATGAATATTGGAATCAAGTTTATGATGATTTTAAATTTTGGTCAAATTGTTTTTCGTTAAAGAAGGATGATAATTTAATACATAAATTAATAAATGAAAATTTTGATTATACATATTAATTATTTTATATAAATTATCTGCAGTATGAAAATACCAGTTTATTGTCATGTAGTAAATAATACAGAACACTATAATGAATTAAAAAATATTAATATAAATGGTATAATTACAGATAATCCAGAATTATTTATTTAATTATATAAATATAAATAAAGAATAAAGTATATTTTATAATATGAAAGATCATAGTTTTTCTTATAATATCATAGATTTTCATCATAGAGTAATAGAATCAAAACGTATGAGAGAAAAATATCCGGAAAGATATCCAATTATAGTAACAAAAGGTGATGGTAGTAGTTTGCCAAATATAGATAAACATAAATTTTTAGTTCCGAATGATTTAACAATGGGTCAATTTGTAACAGTTATTAGAAAACGTATTAAATTACAAAATAATGAAACAATATTTATATTTATAAATAATGTATTACCTCCATTGACAGCACCATTAAGTATAATATATGAAGAACATAAAAAAGATGATGGATTTTTATATATAACATATAATGGTGAAAGTACTTTTGGTAATATTTAGATATTTTAATTATTGAAAAGAGTTAAACATTTATTACATAAATGTGGATCTGATATATTTTTAATATTTTTCATTTCCCAATTCATCATTTCATTTTTACATTTTTCACATTTAATACAATTATTACATTTGATAATATTTGTATAAACATATTTTGTTGAACATGTACACATATCTGTATAATTACTTCTAGGAATGGGTATATTATATAAATTATACATTTGATTTTCTCCATATAGAGACATATTCAAACATTTTTTACATTCATCTAAATAAGAACAAACTAAATTTTTTTTTATATTATCAATTATATTATCACATTTAATACATTTTTTACTATTTTCATAAGATTCTTTTATATATAATGGATAATATTCATTCATTATATATATATAAAAAATGATTATTTTTATATATTAATTATAATTAATTATGCTTACATTAGAACAAATAGAGGCATATAATATAGTTATTAATAAGAATTCGTTATTTTTAACAGGTCCTCCAGGTTCAGGTAAATCATATACATTGAATAAAATAATTGAATATTTAAATAACGAAAATATTAAATACGGCATAACAGCTTTAACAGGTGCGGCGGCAATTTTAATTAAAGGTCAAACATTACATTCATTTTTAGGTATATATAAAGGTAGTGATAGTGTAGATAATTTATATAAAAATATATTAAATAGAAAAAAAAAATATAATATTTTAAAAGATTTAGAAGTGTTAATAATAGATGAAATTTCAATGATGGATTTAGTATTATTTGAAAAAATATCTTTATATTTAAGTAAAATTAAAAATAATAATAAACCATTTGGTAATATTCAATTAATATTAATAGGTGATTTTTGTCAATTACCACCAATTAGTGGATTATATTGTTTTCAATCTAAATTATGGGATAAAATAAAAATGAAAAAAATGCAATTAAAAACATCAATGCGACATAAAGATGATATGTTATTTGAAAAAATATTAAATAAAATAAGAATAGGGAAAATTTCAGAAAAAACATATAATACATTATTAAATTTAAAAGATACTAAATTTAATAATATTGTACCAACAAAATTATATTGTTTAAATATTGATGTTAATAAAATTAATAAAAGGCATTTCAACATTCAATATTGTAGTAATAATAATATAGATTTATTAAAAAATTTCAAGGAGGAAGATATTATTGATAATACAATTCAATGTTATCCAGATTTAAATTTTGAAAAAGAAAGTAATAATATTAGTAATGATATTAATATGATATATACCTATAATTTTTATAGTAATAATAAAAAAATCAAAAAAGAAGATTATATGGTTTCTCTAATTAAAAATGCTCAAGTAATGATAACAAGAAATATAAATATTGATAACGGATTAATAAATGGTACAAGAGGTTATATTATTTCTTTAAATACATCATATGTTATATTTTGTGATATTAATAATATTAAACATAGAATTGATTATTATAGAGATGAAAATATTAATGACAGTACATATATAAGTTTTATGCCTATATCATTAGCATATGCTATATCTATACATAAATGTCAGGGTTCAACATTAGATGCAATTGAAATTGATGCGAGTTCTAATAATTTTGCACCTGGACAATTATATACAGCTATATCAAGAGCGAAATCTTTAAAAAATATAAAATTAATTAATTTAGAAAAAGAAGCATTTATTATTAATACAAATGTAAAAAATTTATATGATAATTTTTAATATAATATTGATTTAATTTAAAGTATATTCTTTTTCAAATTCTTTATTATATTCGTTTGGAATATATGCAAAAGAAATTAATTTTAAATTAAACATAAAATTTTCATATATATCACGTTCCTTTAACCAATTTTCAAGTTTTGTTATATTATAGGATGATAATTCTAATGCAATATCTTTATTAATTAAATTTGATACTTTAGGAATATTATCACTTTTATCACCAATTAATGCTTTATAATATAAATTACTAATTCCAGTAGTGCAATTTGTTCTACTTTTAATATTTTTAAATTGCATATTAATTATTTGAGTATTTTCAGATATCAACTGTAAATAATCATTATCATTTGAAATAATAATAATATTATTAGCTATATTGTTAATTTTTTTATGAATTAAATATACAACATCATCGGCTTCTAATCTGTCGATATTAATTATATTTAATGTATTTTTTTCAATATAATTATAAAATACACTAAAAATATTTTGATTGAAATTTTGTTGATGTTGTCTAGTACTTTTATAATCTGTAAAAATATCATTTCTCCATATTTTAGATCTAGGACAATCGGCACAGAAAATAATATTTTTTGTTTCAGTTTTCCATTTTCTACTTATTTTTTTTATATCTGATTGCATATGTTTAATAAATGATTCTGCAAATTCACTTTCAGTATATGTATCTTTTTTTTTTTGCATAGAATACCATTTATATGTTGCAAAATATCTGTAAAACACATAATAACTACTGTCAATAAGTAGAATTGTTTTATTATAATTTAATAATATATTATACATATAAAGTATATTATAATATAATGAATTATTTTTTAAATATTTTAATCATTTTTTTTAATATCATTGTATAAATAATTATTCAATTCTTCTTTATTATTTTTAATAATATGCCATTCATTTACAGCTACACTAAATAATTTTTTAGGTGTTAATTCTATATTACTTTCTTTTAATTCTTTCATTTTCTTTTCTAAATATTCATTATATTGTGTATATTTTTTCTTTACTTTTGATTTTTTTTCACATTTAATATTTATTGATTCATTTATAAATGAACCATTATTGTTTAATACATTCTTAATTAATTCTATATCCTCTGTTTTTCTTACCCATACATATCTATTATTTTTAATTATAACACACCATTCTAAATTATCTTTACCTATTTCAACATCATATAATTTATAATTACTTGCTTTTTTGCCAAAAAACGCCGGAGATTTAATTTTATCCATTATATGATATATATTTTAAATAGTTTTTTTTTTTATATATATTTTAGATTTTTTTTGAATTAATTATAAAAAAATGATTATTTAAAAAAAAACTATTTAAAATATATATAACATAATGGTTATTAATAATAATAATTTTTATAAAGAATTTGATTTATTATATAATAAATCAAATATTAATAATGATATAATATATACAGAATTTTTAGAATTATATGAAAAATATGCTTTTGATAATAAAGCAAATGATAATTTAATTTATGATTTAAAAACTAATAACATTTATATTGATGAGAATGGATTATTAAATAATATTTGGGAATAATAATGGAATGTTGAAAAAAAAACGTGAAGAATTTATTAATTTTCGTTTTACGAAAAAATTAGTTGATCATGATATATACCCAGACCATCATCATACTGATGAAAGAAAAGCACAACATATATACGCTGAATGTATAGACAAAAATAAAGATAATGATAGTGGTATTAAAAAATGTGAAGAAGAAAAAAAAAAAGCTTTTGAAAAAGCAGCACTAGATAAAGTAGAATTTGCAAAAGAATATAAAAAACGAGGAGTGCATTTTTGTATTAAAAATAATTTAAAAGCTAAACAAGAATTAGAATGTGTTAGTGATTGTAGTATTTCTACAACAGGATTAGGTGAAAGTAGTTTTTTAGGAACATCTGGTTTAAAAGTTTCTTCAACAGATGCTATTTTATCTAATAAAGCATGTAAAAAACTAAAAGAAAAATGTGATAAAAAATACGAAAATTTATATTCATGTAATAATGAAATAAATGAAAATGAATGTAAAAAAAATCCTATATATTTAGATCAGTATTATAATTGCAAAGGAGAAATTAAATCAGATGGTATTGATTTAAATATAAAAAATCATTTTATTGGAAATATTTTAAGAAAATCTACTGAAGGTAATCCATTTCAAATTATATATTATTTATTTACATTTTTTGCTTTTATTTTATTTGGCGGAATTGCAATATGGATTATATGGTGGATGTTTGTAGTTATGAATAAAATATTTGGTGGTGCTTTTGCAAATCATTTTCCCGCAAGAATAATTTGGCAACCATTAAGTTTATATTTTGATTGGCCTCATAGATATTTAATGCAATTCGCAGGTTATTGTTTTGTCTTTTTACTAGGTATAGTTGTATTATTATATTTTTTCAAAAAAGCATTTGGTTGGTGGCCTGCGAAGTGGGTATGGGATTCTATTGGTATATTTAAAGGTTCAAAACCTTCTTTTAGATGGTTTGATTCATTTTTTGGTTGTTTGGGTACAAAAGGACCATTATTTTGTAATAGTCAAGCAATGTGGAATTTAATAGAAGATTGGATTATTATTACATGTAAAAAAAATATTAAAAATTGTGGTAACAAAAGCGAACAGGAAATACGCGATGCAATTAATGCATTTAAATCAATCTCAGATCGTGATTCTGCTATAAATATTAAAACTATAGAAGATTCGGAATACAATGCAAAAAATAATATATCAAGTGTAGATAAAAAAATTTCAAATACAAAAAAAATTTTTGAAAAATTTGAAAATAATAAAAAAAAAAATAAATTTAAATCTAAAAAAATAATTGAAGAATTTTTTAGTTTTGCAGAAAAATTAGATGAAATTGATAGATCGTCTGATACCGTATCTAATTCTAATGACTTACGAGATGAAGGAATAGAAACAAATAAAGAAAAATATGATGAAGAAGGCGATGAAGGAGAAGAAGGTAAAAAAACATATGATGAAGCAGAAAAAAAAAAAGAAGAAGAAGAAGATTATCAAGACGATGATGAAGATGATTATGGAGAAGATGAAGAAGATGAAGAAGATGAAGAAGATGAAGAAGATTAAATAAAAAAATCGTAATTATTAAAATAAAAA